TTCGAGGCCATCCACGCCAACGCCATCGCGAGGGTCGAGTACTAAACGCTTAACGGGGGAGCAATCCCCCCTTCAAACCTCTTAAAGGATGGGATAGGATGTTGAGCCACGGGAACACCGGAAAGGTCTTATCGAATCGTATGTCCAGCATGAGGTTGGAGTACAAGGACGAGCCGGACGGTTTTTCTGATTCCGAGAAAACGTTCCTTGATTCATCCACCGTCCAACACGCTGGCGTGGCTCACGATGAAAATTGGCTCATAGACACCGAAACCGTGGAATGGCTAGAATCATCCGGTCCGGTGCTGGTTGACGTTCGCAAGGCGGACGTTCTCAAGGATTCAATGAGGGATTAATATGGCTATTTCACAATTATGTGGGGGAAAGATAGGCGGGGGCGAGTTCGATACCGCCGGTTCGTTCATTCAAGGCGCTTATTCCATCACGCATGAGAACCCTGAAAAAAGGCTCATCGCACCCATGATAAACCCCATCGTGAGGAATCCTAAGAGATCGCCGTTCTTTAATAACCGATTCACAAGGAACATCGAAATAGAGGTAATCTAAATGGAAGAAATGGTAATGTTAGGACTTTACATCCTGGCCGCGTCCGGGGTGTCCTTGGTCGTTAGGTTTTATGACTACCCCAAGTCGGAGTTCTCATGGAGCGAAGTGGGAAAGGCGTTCATCGGTTCTCTGATCGCCGTGGCTCTCACGGTCTGGTTCATGGGCGACGCTGACATATTCAAGCCGGAAATGTTCGCCATCGTCGCCGGAGCAGGTGTCGGTGGGATGTCCGTGGTCCGTGGGATGCTGGACCGCTTCAAGAAAGCCGAATAAACACATCACCGAGGGGATGGGGGAGTTGGAACAAATGCCGTTTAACGAAATGACCGACAGGGAGCTTATAATCAGGCTATACGCCAAGATGGATAATCTGGCCGATGATGTGAACGAGATCAAGCAATCCCTGAAAGACCGCCCCTGTCCCTCCCAAATGTGCAAGGCGCACCATGATGATATTGAACGCCTGAAATATCGGAATCATATAATGGTGTGGGCGTTCGGCTCGGCTCTTACGATAATCGGTCTGGGCGCGGCTCTTTTGGCGGTGATCTAAATGGCTTATTCACTTTATACCGAACTTCAGAACCTTACGGGAACGGCGCTCAGTCAAACGATATTGGAGGCGATAATCGCTCAATCGGACCGCACCATCGACGCCAAGTTAAGAAGGGCGGGAATAACCGGGGCGGACACCAACGACCTTAAAGCCGCTTCTTTAGAGTATTCCATCGCCGGACTTCTTACCCGTTACAGATTGGATGGAACGAAGCCAGCATCCCTATCCCTTGGGGGCTTTTCCATGTCCGATAACATAGATTCGGCAATTGACGAACACCAGAAAAGGGGCGATGAGATAATGGAGTCGGTGATAAAGAGAAACCGTTCCTATCGCCAAATAGTGAGGGTCGTTAACAAATGCTGACCGAGAACGGGAGCGGGAAATACCTGAGCCGGGACTGGCAACGTAAGCGAGCGGAGGCCATGGTCGACCGAACGCGCTTCTCGGATTCCGAGCTTGCGTGGCTCGAGATCGGAGAGAACGACGGTACCGGCAAGCTCCGGAAGGAGACATACGAGGTCGAGACGCAGCCAGTCGTGTCTCGGCGCAGGCACGACGTCCGGGAAAGACCGGAATGCGGAGGCAGAGACTGATGAGGATCACGAGCTCAAATCTCAACATGGACGGTTACGCTGCGGACGTGGACCTGACCGCGGGGCAGGACTACACCACGGCAGGGACGAGCGTCCCGGTGGACGGCATAGACAAGGTACTGGTGTTCGCCAAGGGGAAGGGCGCGAACGCGTCAAGCTCCGGAACGGTGAGCATCTACATAGCGGCGTCGTACGACGGGACCACATTCGATACCGAGGGCACGGTGATCGCGCTTACGCTCAACGCCAACAGCGCGGTCCGGGCCAAGCCGGTGCTGTTCGAGTGCTCTGGGTGCAAGGCGCTCAAGATCATACGGATGGTCAACGGCGATGCCACGTACGCGGTCGATGACGTGAACGTGCGGTTCGTGAGTCAGGGGTGATGCCGCGTCCTACTGCAGCACGGCCGAGTCGGTGAGCGCCACCGGGTCATCGTACGATACGGCGGTCCTCCAGGAGCTCATCGACCGGGCGGACCGGCAGATCAACGCTAAGCTCAACGCCGCGCGCGTGAGCGGGAGCGGGAACGCCATCAAGGAAGCATCGCTCTGCCTGTCCACCGCGATGCTGGGGGGATGACGATGCCGCTCTATACCAACGACCGGGACGGCATCATGAGGCGCGGGCTCGCCCGTGACATGGTCCGCCCGCTGAACAGCGAGCCCTGGATGGCCGGGCTGGAGTGGGACAAGACCACCGACAAGTACACCCGCCTTGGATATGCCGGTTCGCGCGATCGCTCGCCCTTCGACACCTGGCTACCGTGGGCCGGGATGCGCCGCTGCAACCTGGATGACAATGGCAAGGTCACCGCCTATCACGGCGACGCCGCCTATCGCGCTGACGGCTCGAACGGGCAGGTGATGGTCGAGATACCGGCGTTCTGGTATCGGACCGAGATATTGAGCACCGGGTACCGCTGGTGCGTCAGCCCGTGCGCGCTGCCGGGGTTTAAGCTGCATCCGGCCTTCGTCCGGCACGGCGTCATCAAGAGCCGGGTGTTCGTCGGCGCGTACAAGGCGTCCGCCTACGACGTAACCGCCTCAGCGACAGAGGTCAACACCATCACCGTCACCGCCGGGGCATCCGCCTCCGGCAACGTCACCATCACCCTGGACGGCAACCGCCCAATCACCGTGGCCGTTGTCGCCGGGGATGACGCGAACGCCGTTGCCGCCAAACTCAGGGCGGCGACATACGACTGCTCGCCGTACTCCCCGCAATCGTTCGCCGCGTCCGGAGCTGACGCCGCTTGCATACTGACCTGCTCGGTCCCTGGCCTGAAGACCACCGCCACGTTCTCCGGGGGAACCACCGGCGTCACTGCCACTGTCGCCAAGACCGTCACCGGCGCTGGAGGTTACATGCTCAACGATCCGACCGGCAGGGACAACACGGCAACCACCGGGGATAAGCTCGCTTCCGTGTCCGGCGTTAAGCCCATCAGCGGATGGAAAACATCGCTGACGCTGAACGAGGCGCGCACGCTGGCGCACAATCGCGGCGCTGGCTGGGAGGTCATCGACTTCTTGACCGCATCGGCGCTGCAACTGTTGTATCTGGTGGAGTACGCGTCATTCAACTCGCAAGCCACGCTGGGCAACGGCATCCTGAGCATCACGGACGATGGCGCTACGAACATGTCGCCCTACACCGGGCAGACCAACGCCCTGGGCAACGCGTCCGGCTCGGCCACTGGGAACACGCACTATCAGACCGGCCAGGCCGCGAACTCCGTAACATATCGGGGGGTCGAGGATTTCTTCGGTAATCTCTGGGAATGGACCGACGGCATCAACATCAAGGCGGATTACAAGCCCTGGATAGCTGACCATGGGTTCGCCAGCGATACGTTCGCCGCTCCCTATGTCGATTCAGGGCTGACGCTGTGCGCGACCAATGGCTATGTAACCGACATCGCCCTGGACGCTGATAACGACTATGGGTTCCTGGCGTCCGCTGTGGGGGGTTCGGCGTCGGCGAAGCTGTGCGATTATTATTACCGGGCGTTGGGGAACAGAGCGGCGCTGCGGGGGGGCAATTGGGCCGTTGGCACGTACGGCGGGGCCTTCTGTTGGGCTCTGTATCTTGAGGCCTCGTATTCGGCTCGGGGCGTCGGCGCGCGCCTGGCTTTTGTGGGGTGAGGGAGAGAGGATGAGACGGAACAACTGACGATGAAAAAGAGGGATATAGGGTGACAAACGCAAAAGGCGAGGACCTGGAAAGATGGGATTGTTAAGTGGAACGGCAACCTGGCTCAAGCAAAGCGTTACGATATACCCATACTCCACGCTGAACGATTACGGCGAGTATTCCTGGGGAACCGGCGCGGCCACCCCATGCCGTATAGAGCAATACGATAAGCAGATAACCACCGAGGACGGACGCCAGATAATCGCCGTCGCCAAGATAACCATAGACGGGACGAACACGCCGAACATCAAGGATAAAGTGGTCTTACCGAACGGCGACGATAGGTTAATTGAGAAAATAGACAACTCCATCGGTCCAGATGGGACCAGCTACTTGAAGATAATCTATGTCTAAGAACGGCCCGGAAATAAGGGCGGAGGTCCAGCGTCTTAAGGAGGAGCAGACCAGGCTTCGAAACCTCAAGGAAGGGTTCCCCTCGGAGGTCGAGAAGGTGCTTTACCAAGAGGCGTGGTGGGTGTTGGGGAAGTCAATAAAAATAGCACCCATAGACACCGGACGTTTGAGGGCGTCGGCCAGGGTGGACCTTCCTGTCAGGGAGGGCGACAACAGGATATCCATTCGCCTTTCCTACAATACCGACTATGCCAAATGGGTCCATGAAAAGACGGACGGGTTCGGCGGGCCGGTGAACTACAGAGCACCCGGCACTCAATCGATGTTCCTCATAAACCCCCTCATAGAGAACATCACTGAAATGGAGGATCGGATTACCGTGCGCCTCAAAAAGTTGGTGAAAGACAATGTTGGCTAAGGACATAGCGGAGTATCTTGAGGACGCCACCATCGGAACCGTCGGTTCGTCCATATTCGTGGGCATGATGCCCGACACGGCCAATAATGTGATTGCCGTTTACGAGTACGGCGGGAACCCCCCCGAGGTGGTGGGCGACATAGAGAATCCGAGGCTCACCATACGCGTTAGGAATTCCACCTATGCCAACGGACTCGCCAAGGCCAGGGACGTACTGAACGCCCTGCACACCGTGAATAACACCACCATAGAGGGGCACTCGTATCTTTACATAAGGGCGGTGGGATCGGTGAACTCCTTGGGGAGGGACGCAAAGGACCGATACACGTTCTCGCTGGATTTCATCGTATCTAAGTTAATGGAGACCTCATAATGGCAATACAATCCTTTACTGGCTACAAATTATTCGTTCATGGATACGACCGTTCCGGGGATTTCAACAAGATAAACCTCGATTACTCGGCTGACGAACTGGATTCTACGAGCATCGGGGACACCTCCAAGGAGTTCATAGCCGGACTGAAAACGGTCAAGTTCGATGGGGAAATCTTCACATCCCATGGGGGCGGGGAGGTTGAGACCACATCCAACGCCAACTTCGCCGTGGCCGACAAGGTGATAACGGTCTATCCGGGAAACACCGCTGGAAACGTTGGATACGCCTTTAGGAGCGTTCAACTGACCCAATCCCCCCAGATGGTAATTGGTGATATTGCGAGATTCACCATATCCGCCAGTTCGTCCGGCTCCGCCCTTATCCGGGTGACGGACATGGAAGCGTTGGCCACCAAAACCTCAACGGGAACGGGAACGGCTCGGCAATTGGGGGCGGTGTCCGCTGCTCAAACGCTCTATTCGTTCCTTCATGTCATAAGCGCGTCATCGGGCGACACCCTGGACGTTACCATCGAATCGGACAATGCCGAGGGGTTCAGCTCGGCGACCACTCAGATAACGCACACACAATTTAACGCCATAGGCGCGGAATACAAGACCAAGGCGGGAGCGATAACCGACGATTGGTATAGAGTAAAATGGACCATCGCCGGGACCGACCCCTCTTTCACTTTTAACGTTGGAGTAGGAATCTTATAAGGAGAAATGAAACATGGCTGTATATTGCATAGCTACGCCCCAGATAACCATAAACACGGTGGACCTTTCGGACCACCTGAAAGATGTCAGCCTCACCTACGAGGCGGACGAGATCGAGACCACTTCTTCCGGGGACACCAGCAAGGAATTTATCGCCGGACTCAAGAGCTGGAAGGTCGATGCCACGCTTCAGCAGGATTATGCCGCATCCGAGGTCGACGCCAC